TTGGCCGAGTTCCCCGTCTTGGTAGCTGACGGGTCGGGGAAGGATGTAGCCCGAGAAGGCGGGCTGGCCGGCGTAAGTGATCTCGACTTCCTGATCCGGGGCAAGCTCGTTGTACCCACCCCTGCCACTCACGCGGGTTGAGAACGATGCGGAGAGCGCCCCTCCAGGGTGCTGGTGCGCCAGTGTCGGTAGTGTGCTCTCGGCGGTGATGTCCCGCCAGCCCTTGGCGTCTGAGCCGACGGCGATCTTCCACAGCGAGTTGTCAACAGCCAGCGCGGCATTCCCTGACACCCCAAACTCGTACAGGTCGGCACCAGTTGTTGGTGACGTCCCGTCGGGATTCACAACAGTGAGGTGAACCTGCTCTGCGCTGTGGGATGGCGAGACAGCCGTGATCTGCGTTGCTGAGTCGATCGTGAAGGATGCCGCGTTCGTCGTCTTGAACTTCACCGCAGTAGCAGTCGTGAAGCCGGTGCCGGTAACGATGACAAACGTGCCGCCAAGAATAGATCCTGTGTGTCGGCTCAAGGCGGTGACGGTTGGAGCAGCCATTATCGCATCCCTGCGTAGCGCGGGGGATAGGAGGCGGAAGCCTTCAATGCCTGCGTGCGTTCGTCGCCAGCAGCATTCTCCGACAGGACCAGGAGCTGTCCGCCCAGGGCCATGATCGTGGACCCGGAGCGGTTCTCTTCGTCGGCCACATCGTCGACGTAGGTTATGCCCTCGTCGGCAACGCGCTCGACGGTGGTAGCGTCGGATGCGTCGGTCGCGTGGTGCCAGGAGAAGAACCCGTGGTCCAGCGGCACAGGGCAAACCCAGTCGATGCAAACCTCGTCGCCGTTGGCGGCGCTCGAGCTGCGCAAGCTCACCGTCAGGTTGGCCCCGGCGCTCGCTCGCACCTTGCGCGTCGGCAGGTAGCAGTCTCCGACCTCGACGATGTGCCAACTCGCCCGCGTGAAGTCGATGATGCCGTAGATGTCCTCGGTGGCGTCAGTCTTGATGTAGCCCGTTGCGCCGTTGCGGACCTTCACCCGTGCCAGGATGCGGTACGTCCCGGCCGGGTAGGCGGCAGTGTCGAACGAGGCGGCCACGAAGGTTGCGGACTCGATCTCGGTCGCGTTGGTCCCGCAGCGCGCCGCGGCGTCGGCATAGTCGGTGAAGCCGGTGCCCCAGCTCAAGTCCTTAGCGTCCTTCAGGTGCCCGGAGTAGTCGTCCGGATCCCAGGCCACGTACAGAGAGTGCAGGTCGTCCGTCGTGTCGCTCGAGAACGCCATCGTCAGAGGCGAGCGGTAGTTCCCGACCATGCCCGACAGGCTCAGGTAGCCCGGCGACGTCAGGTTATCCAGAGTGTACAAAGCCACATCGGCTTTGCGCACGAACGGCGAGACGACCAGTTCCACCACCGTCTTTGTGTAGTGCCCAAGGTCAGCCTCACGGGTGTATGCCGGCTGAACCGGATAGGCATAGACGACATCGTAGATCGTGGCTTCGGATGACCCGGTGAAGCTCAGCTCAAGGGTGCAAGAGCCGGCTTGGAGAAACGTATCGAGAGCATCGCAGGCAGTAACGTAAGCAGACTGACTCGCTGATTTGATCTGGACTGGAAGACTCAGCTTTGCGCCAGCCCCGACTGGGGCGGATACCAGGAGGAGAAGAGAAGGGCCAGTCCCGCCAATGACAAGCGGACTCCCTTCAAGCTGTGCCGGATCAAAGTTGTCGGCAACCGTGACCGCTATCGTCGATCCGCCTCTGCGGAACAATGCCGAGAAATCCGCCATCAGATTCTCCCTCGTTCGGCCGTGCGCATCGCCGCGGTCTTGCGCGCTTCCCAATCGTTGATCGTCTGCTGCGCTATCTGTTGTGCCTGAGCAGGAGACAGACTCGGCGGCAAGTTGATCGTCAGAGAGCTGTTGTCGGTATGAACGACGGCAACAGCAGTTTTCGATCCGTAACCGGATGATGTGCGAGCAGCAACAGACCCTCCACCTCCCCCGCTCCCCCCTCCCAGCGCCGTCGTCGTGTCTTCGACGATGCGCCTTGCCTCAGCCACGATCTGATCGTGCATACTCCTCAACCCAGCCAGGAACCCAGAGCCAAGGGCCGCTCCCGAAGCCTGCGCAGCGGCGATGTTCTCCGCGGTGAGGTTCGCGAGCTCGTTGACGATGCCAGCGATGGAGCTGGCGATCGCGCCGAGAGCCTCGAGGACCTTCGTGACATCGCCCATCGACTTCAGATCGACAACGCCAACGGCTTCAGCGAAGGACTGGACCATGTACATGAGTGCAGCAGTCAGCTTCTTGGCGCGGTTCCCTGCGGTCCATGCCCCGCCGATGGCATCGTTGATCTTCTCGATAGTCAACTCGACAAGGTTTTGGACGATGCTGGCGATGTCGCCGACGATAGATGCCGCGATCGCCGTCGCGTCGGAGAGCTCTTTCGAGCCCTTGACCTCAACGAAGGCATCCTTGAGCTTCTGGATGAACGAGTTGAGCGCCGGGATGAGCCGCGGGACAGCAGCCTCGGCTGCGGTAAGCCCAGTGATTGCCTTCTCGATCGAGGTAGCGGTCATCTCAGCGAAGGTCGAGATGATCGTCCCAACGTCACCGGCGAGTTGGACTGAGGCCGCCATTGACTCGCTGATCGTCGTGTTCAGCCCGGGGTCAACCCAAACGTCGACAATCGACTTGACGATCTTCTGAATGAGATCAGCCAACTCCTTGGCTTTGCCCTCACTGAGCGCCCGCAACATGCTCTCTGCCGCAGCCATCTTCTCGGCAGTCAGATCGGCAAAGGTCGAGATGATGCCGCCGAGATCAGAAACCATCTGGATGGCAGCCGCAATCGTCTCCGTCACCTTTGTCTTGATGACTACTGCTGCAAAGGCGTCGCGAAGTGCTGTGACGATGCCAAGGACGTAGGCGGCCAACACAACCGCGTTGTCCTTCGCTACCTGCAGATTGGCCAACGAGCTCTTGATCTTGCTCTCGCCGAGCTCGACGAATGCTCCGATGACGTTGGCGAGGTTGCTGACCATCTCGAGCACGCGGCCAACGTTGCCGGCGGAGAACTCGGTAACGATGGTGCCCTTGAAAGCAGACTGGAGCGCACTGACAATGGCTTTGACCTCTGCAGCGATGACCTTGGCCTTGGTCTTCATGGTCTTCATCGCTGCCAGCGCCGCGCTCATCTTCTCCGGCGTGAACTCCATGAAGGCTGAGAGCAGTGAGCCGACCCCCTCGCCCATGCCGACGATCTGGCCGAAGCGGTCGGCTTTCCAACCTGCCTCCTTGCCCTTCGTCTTGGACCCGACGTCGATGTTCTTGAACTCTGCCTGCATCGCCTTGACGGTGGCGCGTATCAGAGCCGCAGCCTTCTTCGCCCAGGCACGAGCAACCTTGAGAGTCGGGAGTCCCTGCTCGCGCATCGAAGTGATCGAGGTGCCGATGCCGAGCGCGCCCTCGAGCACGCCCATGACGTTCTGGGCAAATGTCGATGCTTCCTCAGCCGCCTTGGCCGTTCCCGACTTGATCCCCAGTCGGAAGCCCTCGGCGACCATGAGGCCGTAGTAGAGACCCTTCTTCGAGGGCGAGCCGACAGCAGCACCATCCTTGACGCCTCGAGCTCCCGCCATACCGACCAGCAGACCGGCATTGTAGGCCAGCGTTTCCTGAGCCGCGAGGGCTGACGCATACGATGATCCGACGTTGGCGCCGGCCGATGATGCTTCCCCCGCCGCTGCCTGCAAAGGCTCGAGCGTCTTGGTGGCCAGCGCTTGCCCTGGGTTCTTCTTGCCGCCCTTGCCCTTCTCGACACCGCCGCCGAAGTTGCCACCCACCAACTTGCCGGCGTTCAGCGCATCCAGGGCGCCGGTCGTCCACGGAACCGAGAGGAACTTGATGAGAGCCTTGCCAGCCGACTTCGCCCGTTCCTTCTTGGACTCAGCTCCCTTGGCAAAGCCCTCTGCTCCAACACTGCCCGCCTGCTGCCACTTCTTCGTCTCCCGCTGGATGTCTCTTGTGACTTCCTCGATCTCCTTGGTGACTCTGGCAATGTTCTTCTTCATCTTGTTGACGTCGACAATGTCACCAGCAACCTTGGAACTCTCCATCCGTCGCGTGAACCGCGCCAGTTCCGCCTGGAGATCCGCCAGATGCTTCTTGCTGCTCGTGACTGCCTTCTGGGGGATGAGATCGGGGAAAGCCAGCGTGACCAGCATCCTGGCTTCCTTCATGCCGATGTCGAGTTCGCGGGAGATGGCCGAGGTGATCCGCTTCATGCCCGCCCGAGTCTTCACCTCGCCTGGGTCGATGTCCTTGAGGAAGTCGGTGTTGGCTCGCAACTGGTCGAACCGGGTTTTCAACTCATTGGACAACTCCTGGGCATTGACGATCATCCTGTCCTTGCTGATGTTCGCCAATCTGTCCATGACGGCGCTGTAGCGAGTGACGAGCTGCTGGTCCCAACTATCGCCGAACATCATCTGATCGACAGTTCGCTTGGTCCAGAGCCCCGGCTCCTTGACCCCAGCCCAGACGCCGTCGAGAACGGCCTTCCACGTCGGCACGCCGGCCGCCAGTTCGGCCCGGCCGACCTCGATGCCCTTCTTGGCCCCGATGGCGATGGCCGTCGCGACGACCGCGGCGATAGCCGCCTGCGGAACCATCGCCGCCAACCCCGCGAGCGCCCCGCCGGCAGCCAGCCCAATACCACCAGCTCCGGCAGCCGCGGCGCCACCGGCAGCGGATGCCGCTCGAGCAGCCGTAAGCGCAGCCGACCCCCTGATGAGAAGCGAGATGCCACGAGAGAGGGAGCCGACGACCATCATCAGCGGGAAGAGCGCAGCCGTGATTCCGGCCGCCCAGAGGATCACCTTTTTCTGAGTCGTCGGAAGCCGGTCGAAGGCGTCGAACATGTGAGAAATCGCCGTCGCCACATCTGCAAGTAGCGGTAGCATGACCCGCCCGATATTGATGAACGACGCCTGGATCGAGGCCCAGGCGACCTTGAGCTTCTGGATCGTGTTCGTCCTGGTGTTCTCGAAGGCTTCGTCGAGCTTGCCGTTCGAGTCGATGACCTCATTGACAATCTCGACGTTCTTCTTGTAGTTCTCACCCAGGAGCGAGAGAACGCCGTTCAAGGCTCGCGTGTTGGGGATCATCTTGCGCATCGCCAACATGTTGCCGTCGACTTTCTCGTAGAGCATCTGGAGAGTAGCGATGAGGCCCTTGTCCTTGATTGAGCGCGTGACCTCTTGGTAGGTCAGCCCTATCTCCTTGAACTGTTCGATGCTAATTTTGGCGGGAGCCGTCAGGGCCATCATCGTGCCACGCAGCGCTGTGACTGCTTCGGCCGCCGAGAGGTTGGTCAGTGTCAGGCCGGCGATCATGCCGCCCGTCTCCCCGAGCGAGACACCGAGCTGGGAGGCGATCGGCATGATCCGTCCGAGGGCTTTGGTAAGCTGCTCCGGTTCGGCCTTGCCGACCTCGATGGTCTTCATCAGGATGTCGACGGCATGGGCGGCCGAGAGGTTCGAGTGCCCGTAGGCATTCATGGCGCCAGTCAGCACGTCGGCTACTGTCGTGACGTCGCCCAACCCGGCTGCTGAGCCCTTGGCAGCCGCGTTCAATGCCCTCATCGCCTCGTTTGCCTTGAACCCCGACGACGCAATGAAGTAGAACGCCTCGGCGAGCTTCTGGGGTCCAACACCGACGTTCTTGGACATAGCCAAGATGCTGTCGCCGTACTTCTTGCTCTGCTGAGTCGTCAGCCCCGTGAGGTTGCTGATCTTGAGCAGAGTATTCTCGAACTTGATGGCGCTGTAGGTTGCCAGACCGAAGCCGACAGCCATGGGAGTCGTGAAGAACTGCGTCCCCATCCGGCCCATGTTCTGCAAGCCAAGGCCAATCCGTTCCCAAGCCATGCTCTGCTTGGCGGCATGAGCCTGGACCCCCTTTGAGAACGATTCAACTTCGGCGCCCGATTTAGCCAAGCCGGCCGTGAGCGCCTTGTTGTCCGCGGTGATGCGGATGAGGAGTTCCCCGTAGAAACTAGCTCCCATTCAGCCCCTCTCGCTGAATCTCCATCTGGGCCCGAAGAACAATCGCAAGGGTCGGCGAATCAGGCAGTTTCGTATCGGCCGTTGCGTTCTTCAGCATCTCTCTGGCCTCGATGTAGCGTCGTATTCTGAGGATCTCCTGGCATCGTCTGAGTTCCTGCCTGTCAGCCTCCTCCGGAGTGCAGCGAAACTCAGCACAGATCACATGGGTCAACCACTCGTCTGGCTCTACTCCTCCGTCTGAATCGAGGAAACGCTCGAAAGCGATCCACTCTCCAAAGGGATGTCTTCATCCCGCTTGTCGGTCAGTCCGGCAGCCTCCGTTAGCCTGAACGTGAACGCATAGGGCAGACGCGCGATGTGCTCCGGCGTGACCGGCTCCTCATCGGACCAAGCCACGATGCAGTGCTCGAGGACCAACCGCGAAAGCTCGTAGCCCTGAGCCTCGGTCTGCTCCTCCCCGGCAAGCGGTTCCACCTTGGCAACCGCTTGCCGGAACTCGCGGAGCTCACCGATGCTGAGTGAACGAACATCCACCCAGTCTTCACGAGAACTGTCGAGATAGATCCTCTTGGTCTTCTTGGTCAGTGACATGGTGCCTTTCCTCCTGGGATAGTGAATCAGCCAGCGATGCTGATGGTGTCGGTGAACTGAACCTCGGTCTCGTAACCGTGATACTGACCGACCTCGAACGTGATCTTGTAGGCGACGATCCAGAGTTCTCCCGTGTAGATCCGCGTACCACCGACCGTGCAACTGAAGCTGCGCGTCACGGCATGGGTGTACTTGTGGATGTTGAACACCGCGTCCGGGCAGGGCTCGGACCCGTCGTCGTAGACCCCGGAGATCGGAATGGCGTCGTACTTCTTGATGACGTTGAGCAGGTAGGACGCAGCCGATGTGCCGAACGGAGTCACATCGGTCGTGCCCTTGTTGATTGCGAGATCACCGAACTTGGTGATGTAGGGAGTGAGGCCGCTGGTGAGCGCCCCGCTATCCGCCTTGTCGACCTCGAACAGAAAGTCGACGCTACTCCTCTTGGCCATGAATGGGCTCCTTTGTTCCTAGTTGACCTTGACGGCTGCCACGGCTGTCGCTGTCGGTGTGCCGGCCAGGCCAGTGAACACTTGCTTGAATGCCAGGTAGCGATTGACCGTCTGGTCAGTCGATGCCTTCTTCTCGGCGCCGATAGCAGTCATGGCTGTCATCGCCACCTGCTCTGCCCACGCGATGTGGTCGGTTGAGTCTTCGATGGAGAAGATCACGTTGGTAGACCCAGTGAGTGCCAGCTCCGAGCAGGCAACATAGGCCGTCAGACCCGCTGCCCCCACTCCGCCCGCTCCCAGATCGAGGTAATCGGCTTCTGTGTTTGTGTCCCCTGAGCGAGAGGTCAGGGTAGCCACGATGATAGCCTCCTGGACCGCCCCGCTCAGCACAAGCTCCATCTGGGCGGTGTGGAACTCACCGACCGCTTCACCGATCTTGTAGCCGCTCTTGAGAGCTCCTCCGGCGCAGATCGCCGTCAGCCCCTTGGTGTTGCCCTTGTAGCCGAACATGAGGACATTCTCGCCAGCCGCCAAGTCCATCATGGCTTGGTTGATGCTGGTCGCCGCATCGTCGTACCAGCCGTCATGCCCAGTGATCTCGTACCTCTTGACGCCCGGCTTGCCGAAACTGGCAGCCGTGGTGCCGAACGGAGTTGTCTCTTGAACTGGGTCGCTGACCCCAGTCTCCAGCTTCTTCGTGACCCCTTTGACGTCGTAGGGTCCGACGAGCAGGAAACCAATGTCAGCCGAGTTGTACTTCGTCATGCTCAGCTCCCATTCTTCTTCGGAGCCGGCGTCGAACTCACCGGAGCAGGAGCCGGCCGGACCGGAGTCGGGGCTTTCTCGACCTTGCCCTGGTCAACAAGCCACGGACTCGCCTCGATGATGTAGTCAGGGACAGGATCTCCCTTCACGATGCTCTTCCATGAGATCGCATCGAAGTCTTCCTTCTTCTCGGCGACACGCGCCTTCTCAACGCCCTCCGGGCTATCTGGAAAGCGCAGGCCGACAACAGCGACCCACTTCTCGTTACTCAACTCACCCTCCTTGCTCATCCAGTGGCTCCACAAACAGGACACCACCAGTGTCCTCCCATCGACTCTACCTTCTTCTCGTGCTTGCAATCGCCACTGACGATCCTCGTCTTTTCGAGTGCCTTGTCAGGCATCTCCTGGTCTGCCAACTCAAGGAGGAGGCCGTCGATAGCAGCTCTCATCGAGATGAGTTGGGCGATGAGCTTCGGGTAGTGTGCCTCAACGCTCATACGAGATCCTTACATCCAAGTCTCGACGATGTACCCCGGTCATCTGGTTGGTGTCCGTGCGCTCATTTTCGTAGATCACCGGATAGCCGGCGGCGATGATCGCGCTCCAAAGCGCTGCCCCGACAGCCTTAGCCTTGCTGTAGGTCGAGTCGCTGATGATGAATCGCAAGGCCGGCTGGCCGATGATCCGCTCACAGGAGATCGACTGCTGATCGCCACCGCCGATCTCGAAGATGACGATGTATGGCAGATCAGGGTTTTGCGGAGCCTTGTCGGGCCAGAGACGGTCGTCAATGAGAGCCTTCAAGCCAACATCGGCAAGGAGAGCAGCGATGAGATCCGAGGGGAAGCTCAAAAGATGCCTCCCAGAATGGTCTTGAGCCGCTCGAACATCATCGCAGCAACCGGGATCAGGGAGCTCTCAGCGCCGCGGCGCATGAAGGCGTAGGGCTTGTTGCCTGGGTGATTGACCATCGGCCCCCAGAACTCGACTCCCTCACGCTCCCAGAAGAAGTGCAGCATGTGCGACCAGTCGGGCGAGAGCGGGATTGGGTGTGGCGCAGCGCCGAGCTCGAGCGCCGGCGCGTAGTCGAGTCCTTCGCCGAAGCCGACTAGGACGCTGGTCCCCGTCATACCGAAAACCCGTCCGCTGCCCAGCAGCGCACCCGTGCGCACGAGCCCATCTGTGAGGATGCGTAGGCGAACCGACTCCTCGACGATGTTCCCGGCCTCGAGCAGCCATGCCGGAGAATCGGCGTTGACCGCCGCGGCAGCAGCGTAGAACTTGCCGGCGACCTCATCCGCGTTGAGAACCGTGACCCTAATCATGCGACCCTCGGGTCGAGGCGTTGAATGAGCATCTGAGTGAACGTTCCGGTCTGGTCGATGTTGATGGCGACGATCTCCCACTCCTCGCTCTCATCGTCGATGAGGAGCCGATAGGTGAGCTGGATCAGGGGGTAAGCCCCAGCCAGCATGACCCGGCGGTACTCCATCTCGGTCGTACCGCGCTCGGAGAGTGACTCCTGGCGCTTCATCTTGGCGTAGACGTCGCCCGGCGCCACAACCGCCGGCAGGGCGATGTGATCCTCGAGGTAGCCGAATGAGTTGACGGGTTCGTTGCAGTCGTCGACGGCCGCGGTTGGGACCTTGATCGACACCTTGGCGTCGCAGAAGTAGCGAGTCAGCGCCTTTTGCAGACGCAAGCCTCCAATGGGTGTCGACTTGAGCACCTAGACCACGCCTCGCATCATGTCTTTCCAGATTTTCTCGTCCCAGGCGAAGGCGCCATCCGGCATCTCTGCCGTGGCAAAGCCAAGTCCGCCCGAGGAACCGTAGCGCTCGTAATCAGAGCGCAAAGAGTCAGCCCGCCTCATTAGCATCCTGGCGACAGAAGCCCCATCGACGGTCATGCCCATGATGTTGACGACCTTCTGGGAGAGCACCTCGTTAGCGGCGATCGCATCGAGAGCCATCGCCGCAGCCGGCATGTAGTGCCCAGCCATCGTGATGAACGCCTGCAAGTCGGCGTCGTCGAAGATCGGTCGCGTCGAGTCGGTGTCGGCGATCAACAGCCGGCACTTGCCGAGATCGGTCGCTGGGTCATACGAGAAGCTCATGCGCCACCGGTCTTGATGAGCTTGACCATCTTCTCCTTGGAGATGAACGTCCTCGGCAGTTCGACGCCAATGGCGTCCGCGTAGGCGCGCAACTCCTTGCCGGTCATCTTCTCGAGGGTCATGCCGAGAGGTGCCGGCTGCTCCATCTCCTCCTCGGGGCTGTCGACGATCTGACCAACCTCCTCAACCTCAACCTCAAGGCTAGGCTGAGGCTCAGGCTGAGGCTCAGGCTTCCGTTGATCGACTCTCGGTGGAGAGTTGGGAAGATCCTTGCCATGCGGCTTTCCGCACACCGGACAGATGTCCATTACTCTGTTCCTCTCTAGCGGGGCTCCCCCACTCCCACCCAGGAGGACATGGGAGGGGGGAGCCCCAACTGACTAATCAAGGGGTACGATCACGGACCAACCTGGGCGTAGCAGTAGCGAGGATCGAGCTGCCAGCCGCCCATGACATGCCTGATCCGGTAGTACATGTTGTCGGTAGCGAAGTCACCGCTGAACGGGCTGACCTCACCGCCGCCACCGACCGGCACCCGGTCAGACGACTTCATGTCGATCTGCGGGGTCTCGTAGCCGGAGAGATAGTCCATCTCCATGCAGCGGGCGATGCCCGGCTCGGCGAAGACGTACCAGGTAGTGTCAGAGGTGCCGGAAACGTCGACCACTCTGAGGAACGGATTGACGTGAAGCTGCAACCCGTACTGCGGCAGCAGGTTGTTGGTGACGACCGGAACGGCCGAGGCCGCCTGCTGGACCGAGGTGCTGGTCAGGATCGCCCGAGCGGTCCACTCAAGATCGGGCGGGATGACCAGATGGGCCCCGCGAATGCTGATCGGGAGACCGTTCGGATCGGTCTGCTGGCTCATCAGGGTCAGGGTCGTTTGGAGGTTGCCGATGGTCAGCGGCAGAACCCCCTGGTTGGTGACGTTCTGGCCGTCGACGTCGGCAATCGGAGCTCCGAAGAGGCCGGTGTTCGGGCCAGCCGCAGCTGCGAACAGCGAGGTGACGTTGAACGCCTCGGTACGCTGGGCTGCCAGGCTGAAACGCTCGGAGATGTCGTTGAACGCCCCCATCGAGTCATTGATGACCGACTCCCAGGAGATGTCGAAGACACGGCCGTACTTCTCGAGGTGAGCATGGTAGTGCCCGGTGCCCATCGGCACGCTGGTGTACGGTGCCCTCTCCTCAACGACCGGCAGAACCGTGTCGTTGCCGTAGACCTTGTGGCGCGTGTGGATGTTGAAGTTCGGCAGCGTGCCAGTCGGGCAGTAGGCCCGCCAGTCAGGCAGATACGCCTGATACTTGGCCAGCATGTCGTTCTGGACGAGGACTCCGAACAGCGTCGGGAAGTCGCTCGTGGTGATCGCTTCGTGCAGAAGGTACTGCTGACGGTGACGCGGGAGGCTGTGCTCGTTGCGGATGAGCCGCAACGCCTCGGTGAGTGCCGCCTTGTCGGTGGCGGCGCCCACGGGAGTGAAGCCTCCCGAGTTCTCCATCAACTGAAGGAACTCAGGCATTGACTCTCCTTTCGGCTTTCAGGACCGCTGCCATCAGGCGACGCGGTAGGCGAGGACGTATGCCTCGCATTCACAGTTGGTGGCCTTGGTGGCGATCCAGCGCAGGGTCCCGCCATTGGCGATGTCAGCGTTGGCGTGGTTGATGGTCGTCGCCCGCTTGACAGCGTGGTCGGTAGCCGTCTTGGCGATGGCATCTGTGATCGCGCTCGCCCCATTGCTGAGCTGGAGCGTGTCGTCGGTCGCATGACCGGCCGCGAGGTTGACGATCCAGGCATCGACCACATGGATCTTGCTGGTGACGGTGATGTCGTAGTTGGTCGGAGCGCCGACATCAGCGATGGTCGTGTGGTAGAGGATCGGCACAGCGCCGATGACGCTGGAGGCAGCCGCCTCAGCGAGCTTGGAGCCGTCAACCGACTCGGCCGCGAGCTTGGCCAGGGTCACGTTGGCGTTGAGAATCTTCGCCGTCTCGACCGCATCGGCGGCGAGATGGGCCGCACCGATGGTGCCAGCACCAAGAGTGCCGGCGCCAGGGCTCTGGACGTGGAGCACGTCGATCGTGGTGGTCGCGCCCCCGCCGACTATCTCCAGCGCGAAGCCGAAGAAGTAGCCGGAGTTGTCGTTCTCGAGCCGGTCGGCCGCGTCGACGTAGAACAGCGCATCACCAACCGCGATGCCACCACCTCCGTGGTCGTTGACCGGCAGGGACCAGACCCTCGAACTGATGTCGACGGTGGTGTAGCCGTCAGCTCGTTCGTCGGTGAGCGCCACTCCCGTCAGGCTCCCGAAGCGCACCGGGTCACCAGAGGCAGGGGTCGCCGGATCGGTGACGATGACGTTGAGAGTCTCAGGGAACGGGATAACGATGTTGTTCGCCATGGTTTCTACCTCCCGCTCGCGAGAACCGCGAGCTTCTCGGCCTCGTCAGGGGACTTGCCCTGCGAGAGATACATCTTCTTGAAGGACTCCTTGAGGGCGAGCGCCGAATCGCTGGAGCCGGCCGACTGGCCCATCCCAGAAACCTTGCGGCTGCCAAGGGCGCGCTCAAGGTACTCAGCTTCGTTCTTGGCCTGCTCGGCGACGATCTCGGCGACCTTCGCTTCATCGAGCTTGCCCTCAGACATGGGCGGGTTGCTGGCGATCGCCTCGATGATGCGATCCTTGCTGGCGTCCGGAAGAGTGATGGTCTTGATCGCCTCACGCGCGACGTTGCTCGCCGCGACGGCCGCCAGAGCCGTCTCGGCGCGGTCGGCCCGCGTCTTCTCCGCAGCCAGCGACTCTGTCAGTTCGCCGATCCTGGTCGTGTCGGTGGCGGCCTGTGCCTCGAGTTCGCTGATCCTGGTCTTGGCCTCGCTGAGTTCCTGCTCTTTGTCCATGCTGGCCTCCGATGAGCTCGAGCCGTTGCTCTTCTCATCAATCGCTTGATCTGACTTTTCGCGCAGGCTCTCCATGAGAGCCAGCACCTTGCCGCCGGCACCTGGTCTGGTCACGAAGTCGACGGATTCGCCCATCGTGATCGTATCGACGATGCGACCCTTGCGACCATCGGCCTCCCCCTCCTTGAACGTGCCGCGTGCCCTGATCGAGACGCCAATGTACGGCGCCAGGGCTTCGATGGTGTCCTTGAACTGCGGCAGCACCTTGGAGCGGGCGTAGAGGCCCGGGCCGGCCTTGCCGTTCTCGATATAGACAGGATCGGAGATGAGCACCGCGGCGAGGTCGCGCACGCTGCGCTCCGGACGGTCGCGTGATTCAGCTTCGGTTGGATGGTCGAGATACTGATGAGTTCCAGCCGGCCAAGCGGTCGGCCCGTCGCGGCGGAGCACTTCCTCAGAGTAGTAGCCCGAGGACCCCCAGCCAGGAGCGATGATTCTGACCTGCATGGTATCGTCGCTCGCCACCGCCCTCTCGATGAGTTCCGTGGTGTTGACGTCGGTAAAGACTTCCTGCTGTTCCGTCATGTGCTCACCTCGTTGTTGCCGGGCCACGGCACCAAAGGAATCTGGCCGAGAATGGTTGTGCCCCAGGGCTGTTGCATCCCGGGGTCGGGGTAGGTGACGACGCCGCAGCCGCAGTGGGGATGCTGCGGGGTGTACATGTCGCCGGAGGGGAATGGCTGGGCAATCGGGATGGCCCCTGCCTGCTCGTTGTCGTCGCAGAGGTCGTAGCGGGGGTGGAGCGGTCCGAGCAGCCACTCCTTGACCATCGTGAAGCCGGCCTCCTCCATGAGCCTGGCCGACTCAGACTCGGCGAACGACCACGCCTTGCTGGCCTCCGTGACTGCTATCCGATACGCACGCGCGTAGGTCATGTCGGAGAACGAGAGCACGATCTCGCGAGCCAGGTCGTCGGCCGACAGGCCAGAGGACAAGGCTTTGGCGATGATTGTCGAGAGCCTCTCGCGAGTGTACTGGTTGATTCCCTTCACGAGTTCAGCCCCGTGCGCCTCAATCCACCGCTGAGCGGCGATGTCGCGCAGGTTGGCACTGATCCCGTAGTGGGCCAATCCCGCCTTGAGCAAGGCGATGGCCAGCGCCCGCGAGAGGCCAGTGGTGAGCAGCGAGATGTCCTTGCTGAGCCGGCGCTCGAGAGCAGCGACGATGGCCGCCAGAATCAGCGCGGTCCGCCGGCGCTGCTCTTCCTTGGATGTCGTGTGAGCCTCGGAGAGCGGCGTCCGGCCAGCGTAGATCGCCGCCAGGACGTCGTAGCCCTGCTGGACGAACATCATCTTGGCTTGCTGCTCGAGAAGCGAGACCGCCGGGCGCAGAGCCTCCCGGCGATGCAAGTAGAGAGTGCTCGCGTAGGCGCGCGTCAGGGATTCACTGAGAGCCGTTGCCATTTGGGCGGCCCTCCTGAAGCGCATGGCGCATCTCGACCAGCGCGTTCATGAACTCGATCCGGGCCTGAGACTCTAGTTCATCCTCTTCAGCAGACGACTCCTGAGCAGCCACCGCGCCCTCACCGCCCTTTTTCTTCGGAGAGCGGTTCGCGGCTCCGGCAGGACCCTGACTGGTCGGCTGATTCCCGGTGGGCAGAGCGGCCTTGACGGCAGCATCAGCCGCCGCCTGCGCAGCAGCCTCGGCCGGCGTCGGTGGCGGAGGAAACGTCTCAATGGGCTTGGCCTGCGGTTCACTGTCGTCCTTCGGGTAGAACAGCTCGACAATCTCGTCGATGTCTTCGACTCCCAGGGCGGTGAGCAGGAGCCGGATGATCGTCGGCCCATCGTTCATGACCTGGAGCGCCTGGCCGTTGAGTGTCAAACCGGAGACGAGCGCCTGTACTTGCTCGCGCGCATCCTGCTGAAGAATCGGCGGGAAGTCGATCTTGATGTCGAGATCGGCTTCCTTTCCGCCAACCGTGATCTTCATGGTGCCGTTCTTCTCGTAGCCGGCCGACTTGACCTCGGGGACCAGAGCCGAGCTGGCGGCTGTCTCGACGACGAAGGTCAGCACGTCGGTGATGATCTCCGAGTGGAATATCTGACGATCGCGGAACATCAGCTCGGTCGGCCGGTCGAGCGTCTTGGCGCTGGCCAGGTTGCCGCTGGCGGCGTCGCCGTAGAAGTTGCTCGGCGTACCCATCGCCGCGCAGGCCATGAGCATCAGCCGGTTGAACCCCTCGGGGTCGATGATCGCCTTGGAGACGTCGACTGTCTCCAGGTCGATGCCCTGGCGGTAGACGAACGTCGAGCCGGCGACCGGCGGCGCATTCTGATCGGTCGCGTAGCCGCTGGCCCCCAGCGTCGATTCCAGCGCTGCTCGAGCTGCGTTGACCGATGCCTGGTCGGAGCCCGACTTGAGCTTCCAGGCCCACTTGGCGAGCGACTTGACGATCTTCTTGTAGTCCTCGAGCGCCTCTTTGTAGGCGCGCGCCCAGTCGATAGCGGCGTAGGTCTCAGGAACGCCGAACTTCATGTCCGGCAGAGCGCCGACCTTCTTGTGCATGACCGGCGTCGACCAGTCGATCGGGACCGACTCGTTGGTCATGGGCAGGTCAACGCTGGTCTGGCGCACGTCGTCGAGCGAGAACTGATAGCGACTCTCGACGCTCTTCAGACGCCGCTCATACTCCCAGTCCGGATATGCCTCAACACGCTCCTCAGCTCCCGCCCCGGGGCGCCAGCGGCGCACGTAGAACCACACCTCAGAGGAGTCATCGGGATTCGTGATGATGTCCCCATCGAGGATCTGGTCGA